GATTTTTCGATAACGGGCATTTTTCTCTCCTGAGTGATTGGTTGCCGGTCTCTCCCGGCTTGTCACGCGCTGTGTCTTTATATGCGGCGGCGTTCCCTCTGGGGCATTTGTTACGGCATTACACTAGCTGTTACGGTAGCTGCCAAGCAAGCATTCACACGAGCCGGGATCGGCAACGGCGAAGACTGCATGAGCATAAACCGCTGCGCTGGATCGGGCTGCGTCCAAACCTTCGGCGCATACGGCATCGTGGCATAGCTGAAGTCAGGATCAAGGATCGTGGCAAATGCCCGGACGCCCATAAGAGCACGAGAGGTCATCAAAATAGTGCCATCAGGGATCATGCGATATTCTTGATTGAGCGTGCCGCCTTCAGTGCCGTCATCGACATACCAATCGTTGTAGACCCACAGGCGATATGAACCCCACATGCCCTTCAGGATCGCGCCATGCTGCGCTTCCGAAGCCATCTGGACTTGGTTCTTACCGGGATAACCAAAACGCGACGTATCATAGACAACAGCCGCAAGAACCGTGGAGTCCTTCATAAAGTAGTAATAAGGAGTTGGCGTAAAGATGATGTCGGTTACGACCGCACCGGACTCACGCAAAACCTGATTCTGCCAAGTGTCAATGTTGAGAGCCGGTGTAGCAGCCGCGTTGCCACTATCCCAAAGAGCGGTTCCCGTCAGCGTGATCGTGAGATAAGAAGAACGGCCGAAATCAATGGTAACGGCAGGAAAACCATCACCCTGCATCGTAATCGTGCCGTTGATCAGTTCTTGGCAAGCCATCCATTCAAGACGGCGCTGAATCATATCGATCTGGTCGGCCATTTCAAATTCAAGATTCTGCATCATGCGAACAGCCGGGTCTTTATCACCGCCGATGCGCTCACCGATCATACGGCGAACAGGACGACGAAGATCAGGCGCGCGCTTATCTTTGATGTAAGGCGGTTTAAAAGTATTTGTCTGAATGCGGCGTTGCTCGACCAATTTGCCCTCAACCATTGGCGAGACAAAAGGTGCCAAACGCCGTTTACCAACATCAACGTCGATGCTGACAAATTCCGATTCAGATTGTTCGATCAAAGGAAAGAACTGATCCAAAATGAAAGTCTGGGCGACCTTCAGATTAGGAACAACCGCGATCAGCGTATTTGTGTCGAAAATTGACGGAAAGTTATAAGCGCCCATGGTTTGTTCCCTTTACTGGTGTTTAACCCAAAAAATAGTTACTCGTTGGTCGGATCAGCCGCACTTACGGAGTTCTTGAGGAAGATGCTCAATGAACGAAGAGGCGAAGTCAATGTAGCAACCGTCCAGCTCGTATCGAATGTGATTGCGTTTTGATTGAACTCACCAGTGAAATAAACCCCGGCGTTAACAGCCCCTGCACTTGGATCAGAGACATCAGCTAAAACAGCAGTAGGATTTTGGCTACCGTCAACAGCCGTTGTAACCGAAGGAATGTAATTCCCAGAGCCAGCCGCAACTGTGATGGTAAATTTATCACCCGCCACAAAATGCGTTGAGGTATCAGCCAGAACTCCTTTAATTTCATTGTTAATTGTGACGCTGCCAGCAGAGCCGTAATCATATTCGCCAATATCAACACCTCTGGGATCGAGCAATTGCGCGCGGCCAGTTGCAAGAATTGTAAGAACGTAAGCTCCAACTTTTGCGTTGGCCTGGAGCGGATTGGTCCCGTCCACAGTGAACGTACCAGTTCCCGTATTTGTCCCAGCTACCGAGGTAACAGCGCCGAGCAATACCTGTCCTAGAATAGTGCCGCGTGGCAACGGCGTCACGCTATTGACGGTCGCACCAGAAGAAATGGTGACGTTCCCGGTTACTCGCGGGAATACACCAGCGATTAGTTGATCTGGCAAATAACTATTGTCGAAATTCATCGGCTGTTGGGGTACATCGCCGTTTGAAGTTACTGTGACCGTCATGTTATACTCCCAAAATTAAGTTTTGTTCTGAACTCAGCCGGGGTATTTTTATGTCCCCCGGCCAAGCCCCTCTACTCGCCTCAGGCGGGTAATTTCTTCAAAGGCTCTTCACCACGATTCGAGCGACCTGCATTCACAATCGCCAACGCCCTTTGGTCTGGAGAAAGGGTGGCAAGACGTTCAAACGATACAGGGCCAGCCGCAGTTTGCTCTTCAAAATCAACGCCAACATTTGCATTTTGAACCTTCGCCATACGCTCATCAATACTCGCGCGGCGAGTCGGCGCGGCAGGAGTATCAATCATAGTGGCTTCCATAACAGCAATTGCCGCTTCAGCGTCAAGCTCCGTGTGAAACGCAAATTGAGCAGCGACATGCGGACGACCAGCAGCAGCTTGACTACGGAAAATAGTCGCGCAACGAATGCGCTCTTCGAGAACAGCAGCGCGGATCATATCCCCAGAGGCAGCAGCCTTTTTGCTTTTTTTGTCCTCTTTGTCATCGCGATCCTTATTTTCCTTTTCCTTTTTCTTTTCCTTTTTCTCGTCGCTTTCGCCTTCGTCAGAATCTTTATCTTCCTCGTCTTCTTCTGTATCGCCCTCACCGGCCTTCACTTTGGCCTTGGATTTGGCTTTCTTGCCATCTTCCTTATCATTGGCGGGAGGAGCTTCCATTGTTTCTGATTCGTTCGGATCGACTTCTTTCGCGCCAGCGCCCTTGGCAGCTACAGCGTTTGATTGCAGGAGATGCGCGTATGTTGCGGATTTGGACATCAGTTTCTCCAGAAAAACAAGATATTGAGTGATTCGTTGAATAAAAATCTATCCCTATGGGATTTTTATGTCAATCAAATAAGTTCAAGAAGCTCGGCAAACGCCTCATGCGGCGAATGAACACCATCAGCAAGTCCGGCTTCAACGCCATATTTTCCGTAAAAAGTACCGGCCTGAGTCGCCCTAACGGCCTTCTTTGTCATGCGCCGATTTCGCGCAACGGTATCCACGAATAATTCACCAGTCTCATCGACCATGTGCTGCATTTTTGCGCGCGCCTCTTTGCTCAATGGCGATGCCTCATTACCGTCTACCTTGCGAGCGCCGTAATGAATCATTGTTACGCGCATGCCTTCTTTTTCAAGATGTTCTGAACAATCAACGTGCATCATTACCGCACCAATCGAGCCGGTGCCGCCAGTGCGCGGGACGGTAACAATTTCACAAGCCGATGCAATCGCATATGCGGCCGAATATGCACACTCACTCAAGATCGCCATCATCGGCTTACCACCGCCGCGCGCGGCGTAAATTTCTTCGACAAGATCAAAACAACCAGAAACTTCGCCCCCACCAGAATCGATATCGAAAGCAATTCCTTTGACGGTAGAATCAGAAAGCGCAGCATTAAAATCACGGCGAACTCGATCATACCCGGTCACACCAGAAAGAGCACCCATATAGCTGCTCTTGTGGACGAGAGTTCCAGTTACCGGAATAATCGCTATACCCTGCTCAACCGCGTAATCTTTTTCAGAACCGACTTGACCGTTCGCGATTTGCGCTGCGAGGTGTATTTCAGAGCCATCTTCACGATATGCTTCCATTACTCCAAATCGGCCGTACAAACCGCACAGAATAATCTCCGCTTTCGCCGGAGAAATCGCGAGCGGTGTATTGAATATTCGCTGAGATAATTCCGGGAATCGATTCATGATCAACCAATCCTTTCAGTTTGCACAACTTCGTCAGGTTTGTTGCCCCACGAAGGAACAGGAATGCCGCGCTCTTTGAACGCGTCGATCTCTGTCTTACGTTGGTCGAGCGTTTCTTCCCAATCCTCACCGTAAATTTCAGCTTCTGCCTCCAGCGTAGACAGGCCAGCCTCCATCGACAACATACTGCCCTTGATTTCCTTGTCGAGATCGATAGCTCCACGCGAAGGTCCGAGCCAGCGACATGCTGAGTACGCTCCACGACATTCTGCAAATTCAGGTGCGTCTTTTGGCAGAGGAAGATGATCAACGTCAAAACATTCCTCTACAAACAGCGAGAAAACTGGATTGGCAAAACCAGTTGAGAAATGCGCGCGGCGGCGCTGCAATGTTTTCCATGCTTCGACAATCGCTCCGCGCGCCGAACTATAATTCGATTTTGACCAATCGCTACTCACCTGTTCGTAAGACAAGCCTGTAGCCGACGCAAAGTTTCGAAGAAATGTTGCCTGAAAATCAGCAAACGCAGCGGCCGGATGTTCGGCCTTCACGGTCACGATTTCTTCGCCGGGAAACAAGTGCGGCATCTTCGCGCCGCCGACATTGATATTTCGACCTTGGTGATATTTAATTCGCTCTTGCTGATAAGCGTTCAGCGCTCCCTCGTTACCGAGAGCCGAAGCTACAATCTCAGGATCGAACGGCGATTTTATATAGGCCCCAAAAATCGCATTGATGACCGCCTGATCGAGTTCAGCGCCGTCATACTGCGTGAGCATCTTCAGACGCTCCATGACAGAATTAAAAATACCGATACCACCGCGATGCTGCCCGGCCCGATCAGCGACGAAGGAATGAATAACAACAGGACGGCCCCATGAAGTTTCGCGGGGTAATTCGTCCCAGATCATCGCATCAGCAGCGTTGAACCAATCACCGATATGCGCGCGGCGAATATAGTAACCTACCGGCGCGCCAAGATGATCGACTTTTACTCCTCCGCGCCAGGTTTGATTATCGTATTGATTTTGAGGATTGCTGAGACGATCAGGATCGATGAGCTGTATCGAAGTAGCATAACGAGCTTTTCCGTACCCAATTCTCTCTGGAAGCCATAAAGCAGTGGCTACGCAATCGCCGTCGATCAATTGATGACGTAACGCAAGATAGAGAATTTCAGAAATAGTTTGACGGCGCGCTGCATCGCAATAATGGTTTGGATCATTCGCCCAGGTGCGATAGTGAGCTTCCAATTCGCGGCCATATTCTGTTGCCCATACAGCATCAAATTTTTTGTTCCCGGTGTATGCTTGAAGAGCGCGGTAATCTGGTTTTGCAATCGGACGAAAACATCCTCCGATTATATTATCCAACGTACGCGTCACCGCGCCGGTAGCCCAACCATCGTTGCGCGTAATATCGCGCGAGCGGCTAACAATACGATCACGCCATAAATTGATTTCCTGATCCGGTGAGCCGAGAAAAGGATTCCAAGTTCCCATGCGTTGACCGCGCATGTCCGCCGAGTCATAAGGCGTAGAACCAGACAGCCCGTTACCAGAAATCGCACCCATGCGATTATTGACAGTCGCTGGTGTCATCGGCTTGCCTGAAGAATCAAGGATTTTTACTTGGCCATCCATTATGATCTCCCAGATGTGAATATAGGAGTCAGGGGACGACGACCGCAAGTGATGCCTAGCTGCGCTTTCAATTCCTGTATGTATCCACGCAGCATACTGATATCGGGGTGTTTATATGTAACCATTTTTTGTCCGTCGCCTTGCTGATAAGCAACTTGAACGACCTTAGAGCCGGTCATCAAATCATGCATCGCCTGTTGCGAGTCCAAAAGCCATTGCTGCAAGGTTGCAGTTGGTATTCCGACGAGATCAGATTTTGATGGATCGTACATTTTTTTACCTAGGGATCACGGGAGCATATCACTCAAAGATTTTTTCTTATTGGTTGACTGGACTACGATCTTAACACCCGAATCAGTTGATTTGTACCCAGAGTCTTTTCGAACCTGCTCCAAAGTCGCGACATTTTCCACTGGAATCAGAAAACTATTTGTTTCCCACGGAGCCGCCCATTGCGGCGGTTTGTCCCACTTTATCTGCGAAACTCCATGAAGATGGGCGATTACATGGGTCATTACCATCAAATCCAAAGCTTCATTCCTTGCGCCCTTGTTAACTTTTGCCCACTTACCGAGCGCATCTCGAATTTCAGCCACGAGCTGCTCGAACCAAGGGTGAGGCGGCGCGCGGTTGGCCAGTGATTTTGGAAAATGAACATACCACGGACCCTCATCACCTTTCTGCAATTGACCGTTCAGTTCATCCTTAAAAAGGTTTGGGTTGAACATCGCAACCGGAACAACACCCTTAGACGCGGCGCGTTGTTTATTTCCTGAAGTATCTGGATAAGTCACCGTCAGTTTTTTTGCCATCACGCTCGACGCACCTTTCATCGGTAACGCCGACCAAGCCTCTTTCTCATTTACAATTCCGTAATTTCGAACCAGACCTTTATCTTTCCAGCGCATCCAAGCGTCATATGCTTGCCGAGTCACACCGGGCAGACCGCCTGAGTCCCATCCTATTCCACGAATTGGCATCGCCTTTTCTGAATTTTCTGACAGAGGATATGCACGTTTCAACAATAAATTTATCATCTCATCCCAGTCGTTAGGATTTGTTGCCGGATCACCAGAGACTCTAAACTTATCAACAATCCAGCTTTCTCCACCTATCCCCCAACCGCGCACCATTACATCAAAATGCGCCACCTGAATATCGAATGCAGCAGTCAAAAATCTGACACCTTGAGGAACAGTTTTTAAAACCAACCTTTCTTCAGAGCGCGCCGCCAGATCATTCGCGGTCACTGTTCCCATCGAACGAGGAGGCGTGTAAGGAATCCCACATTGCTTGACCATCACCTCTTTCAATGTTTGCTCTTCACCAGAAACTTCAAACTCACGCTCTGCCTTCACCTTTGCGCGCGCGAGCGCACCAATACCTCCCAGAAGAAACGGTGACATAGTGCCTACGACCCAGAACCCGGCTATAGCGCGTTTAACGCGCTCGCCTGTAACGACACCTTCGACCGTTATAGATTGTCCTGTAGCTATCCACCGTCCTCCGTCAGCATTCATTTTGAGACGTTCAGCATCAGTAATCGCGCAACCGTTGACCGGGCAAACCAAAACGGCTTTTTCTTGTATCTCATCGAGCGAACCGTCTTCAGGATATGACAAATCCATAAATCGATCAGCTAGAGGACACGGCGACGACCACGCGCCGCAGCTTGGACATTTCCAGTACCACACGCGCCGATCTGAATCGGCGTAGACTCCCATCACTCCGTCAGTCCAATCACGATCAGGATTCATCCCGCGCGCGCGATCAGGATGGCTTGTGATCAGTAACTTTGATTCATTTCCGAAAGTTTGACGGCGCACATCGAGCAGAGGCTTAATGTTGCCAAGGCTTTCGGGATACGCATCGATTTCGTCAGCCACAATGCGCGGGGCTGATTTGTTGATCAGGTTTGAATATGTTGCCGATAACAGCTCAATCCGCATCGTGCGGAAGTCCTTAAAATGCAAGCTGTCGTCGGTCGGTTTTTTACCAAGAGATTCTTTCAGAAACGTGTGGTTCTGAATCATTGGATTGATTCGGCTTTTTACATACGCCTCCAAACTGTCGTCGGTCTGCATATACCACAAAAAATTTCCTGGACTCGCCTTGATCGAGCGCATCAGCCAGTTTTCCGCTATGGAAGTTTTTCCTGATTGTCCCGGCCCGACGATAACAATTGTCTGAACGTCAAAATTATCAAGCTCGTCCATCGGATCATTCAAATAGGGGACGATGTTGTTGTCCCACTTGCCAACGTGTCCACCGCCTTCGTTGAACAGCCAGCGATATTTTTCAGAAAATTCAGAAACAGAAAGACGCTCGCGCGGCCGATAAAACTCCAAAATCTCACGTTCGTCGTTTCCCCACATTATACACCAGCCATTTCATCCTTAGAGAATGCAGTCTCAGAGTCGTTTACCAAAGCCTCGCGCGCCTGATCCATGTGAAGGCGGAAAAGCTCTATGGTTTCGTTCGGAAGTCCCATTTTTTTTCCGATCAAATTTGGCATCATTTCCATCTGTTTCGCAACGCGCGATATCAGGATGATCATGCGCGATATAATTTCCTCACGCTCCACAAGGACGCCACGCTTTTTGTCATATTCAAGCTGCAACAACTTTGTCTGGACAGCACTCTTGCTATCTTTTGAGTTTATTTCCTTACGGAGTCTTTTTATGTTGTCTGGCAAATCCTCTTTGTCAGGTTGAACTCGCTCGCCTCTCCACCAATCGTTGCCTTCATCAATCCAATCACTTATTTTTTTCCAGTCAAATTCCGTTCGGCCGTTATCAGGATTTTTCCTGCACGGAAAGTTTTTATATTTTGCGATTGTTGACCGTATAGTTTTCCGGTCAACATTAAAATGTTTTGCAGTCTGCAAAAGATTTTCTATGGTCATTTTGCAGTCTCTAAAGCGCGTGCCATTGATTCATTCATAAGTTCAAGAAAATTACTCTCCACAATTTTTCTTGCTCGATCAAAATAATGCAGTTCTTCATGAACCGCATGTGGATCGGCGAAACGCACCAGAATTTTTAATCTTGGACCTCCACCCTTACCCTTAAGTCGCTGAAACACTCCACCAATCCTAGTTCCGTTTTTTAATTTAACTTCCCCGGAAAAAACATTGGGTTGTGCCTTCAAGTTTTTAACACGCTGGTATGGAATGTTTCCGTATTGGTTCGTTTTTATTCCTATAGGTCTTAGCATCGCTGTATGAGAGGGTCCGGCAGGAATTTCATTTCCACCAAATTCATACGGCTCCAAATACTCAGCCTGAATGTCTTTTACAAACACCACAGCTTCCAATATATTTTTGTTGGACGGAATAAAGGATACGCCACCCTTCGTGAAGGGTGTTGCCGTAGGAAAAGTTTCAGCAATCCCCTCGACCTCTCCAGCTACTACAGCCTTCGCTAATTTATTGATTGTCAGCGAGACCGCATAAGGCAGTTGTTTTCTTCCGAAATCGTCGATTACTTTTGCAAACTCATCGACGTTTGATTTTATACTGAACTCTGTGTCGCTCATTTTACACCGAACATTGGAAAAACTTCCTGCCAAACTCCGTCAAGCTCCCAGCGACGATATCGCTGATAAACACTATACCATTTTCCATACTTGATCGGCAATTTTCTCCACGATCTTTTGTTCAGAAAAACCCATAAAACAGCTTCGACATTCAAACGTCTATTGATCTCCAATGTTCCGACATAAGACATCGGTCCAGGTAAGAATTTTCTAATTTTCTCCCACTGATCATCGTTTATTTCCCACTTTTGCATTATTTCCTCCGAGGGCAGACATTTTTTTTTAGACAAAACTTTCTGTCTACATTTTGTTCCACTAGCAAACTAGGTCAACGTAGAAAAACTCACTAGGTCAACGTGAATTTTCCTTTACTTACAACACTATAATCATATTGTCTACATATTGTTGACAAAACAGGGTATTCTCCATAAACCCCTAATACGACTCTCACTTAGCACCCCCCATGTTTGTGATTATTCACTGTGTTACATATTTTTATCCTTATAAGGTCAACAATATGTAGACAAAAAATACTTTCATCAAATAAATCATATACTTAACTCACGTTGACCTTTACGTTGACACAACGAAACATGTCAACGTACTTTTCTTATATTTCAAATAGTTACGAACGTTTCTTACTTATCCACCAGAAGAAACTAGTGGTACAGAGCTGTAATCGTTTACGAAAGTATTTTTTAGAAACACGTGTTTTTTATGCTATGTCAACGTGGTTTTCTTATTTATCAAAGACTTAGCTATTTATGGCTGAATTGTGGCTATTGCCTAAAAAATAGGCAATGACACAGAAAAACCCCAATTGAGAAAAATTAACCATTTGCCTAAAAAATAGGCAGAAAGGTTAACGTTTTGTCCTCGAAATAAAAATATATGGCGCTCAGGAATCTCGCGGGCGCGAAAGACCCGCGTCTCGTGGGGATCGAAGGAAGGACCCATTTTTATTATATATATCAATGACTTAGAGGGAAATAGTGAGCTTTTCACATGAGTTAATAAGAGTAAAGATTGTTATATATCAATGACTTACAAACAAATAAAATAAGTAAAGAACTATTTTAATAGTCTATATATATCAATGAGTTAAGAACAAATAGGATATCTATTTGATGAATTTTACAAGGGATATATCACTCAAAAGAACAAATAAGAACAGAATAAGAACAGATAGAGTACGGATATACTGTTACAATGTATCAATAATAATTTGGTGGATAACATGGGCACAACACAGCACGACACACGACACACGGCACGACACAATAAACGGCAGAGAGATACACGGCCTATCAAGCGCATGAGATATGAACATAACGGCCAAGCAAGCCTTGTGAAAACAGCATGTAAACAGGCGCGCGAGATAGAGCATATATATAATGTAAAATCAGGTGCATAACTTGGTTATTGTAAAAATGTCACATTTTAGACAGATAGACAGAAAAAAAGTTATCCCCTAATAATTCCCCTTGCATGGTATTAGGAAAATCATTAGATTAATCACTGTAAGAACAAACACAGGGAAAAACAATGTACCGCTTTCGATCCTACCAACCTAAGACATACCCCATGACGGCAAGAGAGAATGCAGCGGCTTTTCTCACAATCATTGCCGTAGTGGTTGCCTTAATCATCACAATTTCACGCTAACGGAGTCTGCTATGACATATACCGAGTTTCTCGAGGAATGCAGCAAGCGCACAATCCACAAAAGCGTAGCTGTTGAGAATGAGAAGATAAAAGACGCTTTAAGAAAAAGGGATGACAAAGAAGTAAAGAGGCTTTTAGACACAGAATTTTGATCCGTGCAAGTTAACCAATAACAACAGGAGTCAATCATGCCTAAGACAATCGAAACAAAAGTTTTTACGTATGAAGAGCTTTCGGACGAAGCAAAACAAAAGGCGAGCGAATGGTACTTAGACGGAAATTATTTAATCGGGGAGGACGCATGGGAACAGATTAAGGGAGACGCAAGCCAAGTAGGATTAAAAATCATTTCCCTAGACAAACACAGGGAAAATAAAGGCGAATTTAAAACATCAGCGCCGGAGGTTGCCGAAACAATCGTTGCACAACATGGGGACACTTGCCAAACACATAAAACAGCCAAGCTATACCTTAAAGAGCTGGCGGATTTGGGCGAAAGGCCAAGCGATACAGAGGAAGAAGCGGACGATTCATATTGGGAAGACAATCGCGAGGAAATGGACAAAGAATTTTTGGGATCATTGCTATGCGATTACTACCACATGCTGGAGCGTGAAATTGAATATCAGGAATCGGAAGAGGTTATTTCCGAAGCAATCACAGCCAATGAATACACGTTTACCGAGGACGGAAAGCGATTCGGTTAAGCCCGAATTATCAACCACAACAAACAAAACAGGAGTCTATCATGTCTAAAGCGCAAAAAAACACACTACCGGAATCAGTTTTGACAATGAACCAAAAAAAGGTTTTAGGGTGGAAGTTATACGAGGAGGACGGAGAGCGTTACAGAATTAAAGCCACGATACGCTATGATGATGAATGCAAAAACGGTCATAATTCGTTTTCAATAACCGGCGAAACTGAACGGCTTTCAAAAAATGGCCGATGGATGGAAGATTCAGGTGGTTGCATACACGATAAAATAGAAAAGCATTTTCCAGAAATTGCGCCATTAATTAAATGGCATTTGGTTAGTAGCGACGGCCCTATGCACTACATAGCTAACACGCTGCATTTTGCGGGGAATCGCGATTGTTTGGGAAAGCTGAAAGGTGAAGTTAAAGACACTGAGCTTTATATTTTGTTTAATGATGTTCCTATCCGTCACCACATGAAACAAAAATTCACAAAATGGATTGCGGAACAATCGCCGGAGTCGCTAAAGGAGCAATCTCTTGTACCTGTAGAGCATGAAAAAAACGGCGGTTATGACTTTAAGCCTAAACATACGCTTTCCGGTTATCCGGTTTCAAAATGGCATGAATGCCCACTAGACGAAAGGAAAGAGGCAGAGGAATTTTTGCAAGCCTTGCAGCAATGCACAATTAAAATCATTGAAGAGCCTAGCGCATGGAGTGAAGGGAAAGAGCGTCAATTAGATTATGCCCGCTCCTCTGCCGTATGGCCTGATGCTACAGACGCCGAATTATGCGCTGAGCCTGAAGAACTAAAGGCTAAGCTTATAAAGCGCCTTCCTGCCTTGATGCTGGAATTTAAACGGGATGTTGAGTCTCTCGGCTTTGTCTATTAACTGCCGCTTGATAAGACAGCACTAACTAAGGGGGATAAAATGGACGCAAGAAAAAGAGAATGGGGAATCTGGTCTAATGGCGGATTCGTCAAGCCTCAATATCTAACTTTTACGTGTCTCCCAAGGTGATTTTTGCAAAAAAGCAACAAAGTTGCGCGATTTTGGGGCGGGATGAAGATTTTTGTGGCGGCGACGGCGTGAATATGAGTCAACGTGTGGATGGAACTATCCCCCGAAGCACAAGCGATTATTGATACCTTGAAGGCCGAGAATGCGCTGCTACGGCAGCGTATTGCGGAACTTGAGCGCCGTCTTGGCTTGGACAGCAACACCAGCAGCAAACCACCATCGAGTGACGGGTTGGGGAAGAAGCCGAGGATCGCTGGAAGTTTGCGCGGCAAGTCCGGCAAAGCCAGTGGCGGACAAAAGGGGCATAAAGGCGACACGTTACGGCGGGCAGAAACACCGGACAGCAACCGCCGCTCGTCAAACTGATCGGGTCGCGCGGCAAGCAAGCCCATCGTCCGGGATTTAATCTGCTCCGTCGCTTGCGTGACTTCAAAAAAGATGTGCTGCGCTTTGTCGAAAACTTTGCCGTTCCCTTCACCAACAATCAGGCC